CCCGACTGGTCATCCGTGACCGAACTTAGAACAACTAGCTTTCGCGAGTTATTCTATCCGCCCACCCGTAAAGGTGGACGGGCGTTCCCGCCCTTACCACGTGGTAAGGAACCCACCGTCGCCTGTACTTATGGCTCACGGCGGGCACCACTGCAGCATCCTCAACTATCCTCCCCCGGCGCCTTAGGTGCCAAAGGAAGTAGGTGAGTTCAGACTCCACCCTTGCGGTGGTGGTCTGGGCAACGTATGCCTTAAAACCTACTGTTTGTAGGTCTACAAAGCGTTTGTTGCGTCTCCTCCCCAGCACCCCAATGCGATAAGCATCGGGCACCGGTATCCAAACTCCAGACATACTGTCCAGATTATAGGGTACTAGTGGTAGCTCTTGGGCCTTCACAAGATTGTGAAGTATATCCTCGAGTTTCCCACCTGGAAGGGCTATCCCTGCTAAGCCATTAACAACATGGCAAAGTTCCGGCTTTTTGGCCGGATCAAAGCGGAGATAGACAGGCGTAATGTCGTCACCAAGATAGTAGTTGCCACCACAGGACTCCCGAAAGGGTCCTTCAAGGTAGCTTTTATCCCAGTTAGGCATAAAACCCATGAAGCGAAGTAGCTGAAGGAGGTCGTGAGAGCGGTCCGAGGACAATATAATGTCGTCCCCGTAAACTGTATACTCACTAGCCCCGACAGCATCGCATGCTGCTGCAAATATCAGAGTCTCAATAGTGAAAGTAGCGCCATTTCCCATGGAGGAAAACTTTGCGTATGGAATTTTCGTTCCATCTTTCAATTTACCGAGAGGGCTCCGCACATCCGAAAAGAACTTTAACCAGGGGTATGGCAGAAGCCATGCCACAAGGTTGTAGCTCAATGTATCGGACGCCATGGAGAGATCTATAGTGGCCAGGTGGCCACCAATGGATCCCTCGCGGGCCCAACTCTGATTGCGAGTCTGGTCTGACAGATTAACTCCGATCCCTCGGAGTTTCCGCTTAATATACGAGTCACCTGCAAGTTGGAGGAAAGTATTTCCCTCTGGCTCGCAGGCTATCGTGCGGTCTGTTTTCCAGCTCTTTGGTACAGTCTCGATGCGATTCCAGCCAATCGGCCGGACCCTCAGATCACCATACCCCCAGTAACTCGCGAGAGCCTGGAGGTACGGTTCACATGAGGGAGTCGCGTAGGGTCTTAGGCTCACTTTCCTGTGGGCTTGGGACCTTCTGCGACCTCGCGTTGCGGAAGCACCGTTCGTCACCTTGACAAGCTTAGGCAGCTCATCAAGGAAGTCTTCAAACGGCCCGAGTCGTTTCGAAATGAAACGGACCATCCTCTCCATCCACAACCTTTCCTTATCGCCTAGGCGACATTGCGAGGTATAGTAGTAGGAGAGGCGCTTGTTAGTGATTCGGCAAATTCGCTCGCCCCTCTCGAAAGAGGTTAGAGCAGCCTTCTCACAATAAGCAGGATCTGCAAATGCGGCGTTCTTTTTAAAGAACGCTTCAATCTGCAGTACGGACCGCCAGGTTTCCTTACAATGCTGATGCGTAAGGAGTGACGAAAGGGAACTGAGCCGAGGGATATCACGTGCGCGTAGGGCTCCAAGAGCCTTATTCAACACGTCCTCGGGCAGCCTTCCTTTTAGATCGGTTAAATAGCCCCGACAAATGTCGTAAGCTAAGTCTTGAGTTTCCATTGCGGAATACTCCTTCTAAGCGAAGAAAGGATTTTATTGCCAGTAAGAACCGGCAACTGCAGTCAAACACACTGATTAAAACCAGTCGCGTTTGTCGACCGAATTGCTAAATTCGTCAGAGGCGATAGCCTCCAAGAACAAAGCTTTGGCCGCTGCAAAATCCGCCGCTTGCCCCGGGATGGGGCGAGTGACCTCCGCTGAGAACCCGATCTTGGACGCCAGAGGGTTGCCCTCGGCGTCCTCGGTGCCAAACACCACACGCAGACGGAATTTGTTGTTTCCGTCCGGCGAGGCGCTTGTTTTCCGATCGAGAATAACCAATCGTGGTGCCGCGTCCGTGTGGTCGTCGGTACGATAGGTGATGGAATTACCAAAGTTGGCATATTCCGTGAGTGCAGTCGTCATAGCTGCCATGTTAGTCTCCTTGACTAATGTGTTAGCGTTTCCTGGAAGTCGCGTGATCGTAAGCCTGATATATCAGGGCTACGAGATCAGCGGTCTTGAAAGGATCAAGACGGATACGCATGAGTGGAAGTTTTGATATGGACCGAGGATCCCTCATAGTGAGGGTTTGTATGAGCGTACCGACATGTGGACTCGTACCCGAAACGTTGTAGTTAGGGTCGTTATCCATTCCGTCGGCGGTTAGCTCGACTTTACGTTGAGCATGAAAACCAGCGCTCGCGGTAGACTGGGTAGACAACACGGCGAAACTAATCGCTTGAATTGCCTGCCCCACATCAACGAACCAATCTATAACAAAACTGTAGGGAACCAATTCCCATGCAGTCTCGACAAGGTTGGCGCGGAAATGTGCAGCTTCTATCGCTGCCGATACGGCTCCCCGATAGGAGATGACTTCGGTAACTTTCTCTTCCCACGAGTAATTCCAGTTTGTATTGCTGGAACCGCTGGTGGTGGATGAGTTACTGTCTGTCGTCCCCGTTCGCTTGGACTCGATCTTTCGATGTTTGTCCAGGTCTTCAATAGCGGCTTGCAGAGACTGCATTTCGCCAATGAGAGGACGGAGGCCGTAACGCCATGAAAGCCACGCATCGCCAACGTCTCGAAACCTGATGTTCATCAGGCGACTTGACATTATATTCCCTATACTTGTCCATAATCTCCGGATGTCCCTTAGTTCAGCGATGAACGTCAGGGCATTGAAGTGTTGGGCATAAAGGGAAGCGGCTGCAGATTGGACGAAATATTCACATTCGTCCAGTAATTCTTCTGCATCGTAGCTTTTCAAAGATGGCAGTGGCACGCTCCCACTCCAGTGATTCCCATTCAAGGACGACCAATAATTGCCGTCCAGGGACTCGCTGTGTGTGGAAACAGTAGACTTGCAGGAGTACTCTAGGGTCGATTGGACAAAAGAAGTATGGGGCAGTAATGCTCCCGACTTTTTCATCTTCATAAACCCCGGGATACAAGTACCGGTTGTGGATTTAAAGGTGCCGTTAGGCATCTCGATCCCGGCCTCACCACTTAGGTAAGTGCCGTTAGAGTTCGTGAAAACACGTTCTCCCTTCCGATACTCGATACCTCCTTCGGTCTTTGTGCCGCATGGCATACATAAATTCCTCGATCTTAATCAGTCCTAACCTACACGCTCCCGCGCAAGCCGGACAGTAGGGCCAAAATGGTACGCTGCCTAATTAGACAGCGCTGCCGCCCCCCAGTGGGGCG